GAAATGATGCTTTAAAATTTTTACTTACATTATCTATGCACTGCGTGTTATTAAGAGGACCTGAATAACACGTCTACTAGAACTAGAGGACTCGGTTCAAGATGGATCTCTGTCCACACCGGCAAATATATCAATGAGAAATAACAACCCCCGCTTTGCGGGCAGAAATTTTAAAAACAACAACAAAAACAAAAACAACAACAACAACAATAATAAAAAATTTAATAAACATAATAATAATGATAAGGATAATAATAATAATAGAGATAGTAATCAAGATAGAGCAGAAATTAAAAAAGAAAAAAGAAATGAAAAAGAAAGATTTGGCTACAATTTTGATTATGTACACACAAAATATAATACCACAAACCTAAGAAACAATATGGATGGAGAATTGACTTATCAAAACGCCCAATTTCAATTTTATAAAAGTGAGAAAATATATAAAGAAAGGTGTTTAATATATCCTTTACATGAGAAGATATCCACACAGCTAGTTACTATACCTGATACAAATATGATAATGCCAAGGGATTTCATAGTTGGTATAGACGAACAATTAATAGATAGAGTTGTAAGCACATATGAAAGGTTAATAAATGCTGGACACTCAATAAGTAAAATTAGGAATAATAAAGGTCAGCAAAGTATAACAGTTTTCTCTAATAACAATAAACCACTATTTGACATTTCATATGGGGTGGAAATAAGGAAAAAATCAATTGATTATCAGTATAGATATCCAGTGCATCCAGAAATCTATGAAAAAATAATTGAAAGATATCCATCTTATAAAAAATATGGTCTAATTGTCTCACCAAAGAATTCAAATCAACATTATAGATATCATTCAGCTCGAGGTTTATGCGAGAACACATGCAATTTAGACCTGATGGATAGATTTGTAGGTTATTTACGTATTACCTTTGGAGAGAACATATGTAGATCTGGTTACATGGCGGGCGTACATTTTCTAGATGCAATGGATAGGTACGATGAAATAAGAATAGATAAATATTTAAATAACTCATACACCCCTAGACAAAATATCCTCAAATCAAAATTTAATGAAAGGACATTGACTGCTTTACTCAATTCCGGAGGATTAGAAACTTATAGAAATAGCAATTATGTATTAATTACATCTACAGATGCAATATATTATCAACCAGATCTGGCCCAATTTTGCAACATACCAGATAATAATGTGCCTAACATAGGAGCTGATCCAAACCAACAAAACATAAATAGGAAAAGGATTTCACAAAGGCATATATTCAATGTTTTTTCAACAAAATTGGGAATGCATGTCATCGATGAAAATGTCAAATACCATATAAGATATGAAACCTTTTTATATGATAGGGACGGTTTGTTTTATCCCCAACCAAGAGACGAGTTCGCAGATAGACCATTCGATAATGAATTTCATGATTATAGTGATCCTAATATAAGCAATATGGTCTTCCAACAAGGTCATTATTACTACATGTTGTTTGTATGGATGAAAGTGGAAGGAAATCCAAAACCTTATGTACATCCCTTTCCGATATTTAATGGTAGGTATATTAGTGTTGAATATCTGAATAACGTCCCTGTAATAATGAATGATTATGAAACTACAGTTTACACAATGTATAAACTACATAAGGACTTGTATTATGTAGATATGATGTTCGATTCAAACATAGCAGAAGGAGATGAAAACTTTGTTGAATTTATAGATGTTTATGATTTAACCAAACCCTGGGTAGATAAAAGTAAATTCCAAGTTCAGCTAGAAGTTTCAAAATTTGATTTCACTAAAGTGCAGTCAAAAGAAATATCACAGTATAATAAAGAAGACTTTGTTTATTCATTAATGGATGGAGGTGATATTTATGATGATGGTAAAGTCAAAATGTGTTCAGAATTTAGGGATTTGTTTATATTCAAAGGGGATGTATATAAATTGAAAAAGAACAAAATAAATATAGATAATTGGTTGTCTTTCTTTGAGACTGAACACTACCTAGAAAGAAATGACATTGAGATGCGAATACCAAAAGAAATAATGAATATGGGGATATTGCACTTTAGGAATGATTATACCAATCAGTCAATGATAAAGAGTTGTGCTTCGTCTTTAGTGAGATTTACTAACAACAATGAAAAATATAAAGAGCTGACAGTTTTTGAATCAATGGTAATTGCACAAACATGTTCACAGATTGCACTTGTCTTGAATCTAATTAATATCGATATATCTAACAGGCAAAATGAAAAAATAAACAAAATTAATGCTGACCTTAATATAAGGAGGATAAAGGAAAAAACTGAGGAATTTGCTGGAAAAGTAAAAGAATTAGTACCACAAGTATTTGATGTTTATGATAAATGTATAGACACAGTACAGAAAAGAGAGAAAAATGAGATTAGAAAAATGTATTATAGGGAAGAAGATGATAACATTGATAATTTCATTAGCAAAGTGAAATCGTTAAATGACAATGCTAAAAACTTTTTCAATAAAATAGTAAATAATAAAGATTATTCAATTAGTGGTATTTTTAATAAAACTTTTAATTTCTTTAATCAAAAAATTAATGAGGAGATATCGAGGCAATTTTATAACCATCTTTTCAATTATAAGTATACCTTTATAGTTTTAATGTTATTATTTGGGATATTCAGTGTAAAATTGTCTATATTTTCTATGTGTATTGCTTTAGTAATATCTTTATGTAATAACAAACAAATAAATAAAAAATATATTAATAGGAGGCTATGCAGAAATTATTACATATCAATATTACTAACCCAATTTATTAATCTAATAATATTTATATTCCTAGTATTAATACCACTTAACCTATCAGTGAATGTAGTAACATTAATTAGTAAAACAAGTTGTGATATTGCGAATGCATTGTCTTTTCTATTTACATGTGTAGTTATGTACATGTCATATAATTCATTAATAAAAGGAGATTTCTTCAGTAACTTGTTTTCATTATTAAATTTAGTTTTGTTTGCATTTCGCTACAATCAAAGCAATTTAATAATTGAAAACTTACAAAAGTTATATGTTATCGTGGAGTTCATATTTAATTTGTGTTTCTTCGATACTCTAAGTTACATATATGCTTTTGTAAATATATTTAATATAAAAAATTTTGGAGTTAATGCATTTAATGTTTTGGAACCTGGTACATGTACTATTAACGATATCTCCAAGTTCATCACCTTCCTTAGAATACTTCAAAGATTAAATAAAAATAAGACAAAATATGATGATTGCCCCAAAGAAATTAAAGAGAAATATAATCCAAGTAGTTATGGAAAAGTAAAGATCATTAATCTACCCAGGACCATTTATTGTAACCATGAAATTGAAAAAGAGAGTCAATTTTTGCTTAATCACAATTTCTTAATTAACGGACATTATATTACTGAAAACAAACCAATCAAATTACACAAATGTGTTAAAAATGAATTAGAGAGTGTTTATAGACAAGTGCAATCAGGAATATTTTATGAAAAACATATAATGGATGAATTCATAAAGTTTTCTCAAAAACAAATAGACTATATGTTCGATATCTTTTTACAAGAACATCAATTTGAGAAAATTTACCTAGAAGATTATTATAAAAAATTAGGAGTAAAGAGAAAAGAATATAAAGAAGGGGCTAAAGAATATTATGACGGAGAAAGGATTAAGAAAATTTTCAAAATGCATAATAAATTTGATGAAAAACAGTTTGTCAGCTTTGTTGATTTTAAATCAAAATCTAGGAATATATGCGCTCAACTAAAACAAGGCAAAGTACTACTAGGTATCCCATGTGAATTAGGCATGCAATTGCTACATACTATGAAATGGAGTGGTCCAGGTAATAAATATTCTGATAGATGTAAAAAATTTAGTGAGTGGATTGAATTTATAGGAGAAGAGAATTGTTCAATAATATGTTGCGATGGTTCTGCATTTGATTCAACACAACACCAAATAATGATCGAAAAAATTGATTCATATTTTTTAAACAAAGTGTTGGATTATAACCCTTATCTATCAGAAATATTTGATATCCAGTCAATGAAAGAAGTTATTAACCAAAAATCATTTACTATATTTTCACCCTATGGCTATTTATATACTATTCAAGGAACTCAATTGAGTGGCAGAATGAATACTTGTCTTTCAAATACTATAAGGTCATCCTTATATGTTAAATTTATTATTCATAAAATGGGAATTTATTATGATGAGTTATGCCAAAATTTAGTAGAGTTCGAAGTTAATGGAGATGATCAAATAATTTTTATACATAGTTCATTAGTAGACAAGTATATAAAAGTAGGATATACATTCGTTTATGCAAAAGAAGATAGCAATGAATACCATGGTCTTGGCCAAATATGTAAGATCTTTGATGTCTATGAAAATATGAACGGAGCAGAATATTTATCTTGCATATTTTTATATGATAAAGAATCACACAAATGTTGGCTTGTAAGGAAGCCTGATAGATTTTTTCAGTTAATCCCATATACATTTAGACTGGGTTTCAGAAATAAAAATAAATTAGATTTCGCCAGAACAAAATTAGGTTATGAGATCATAACTGCCACCTTATTAGAGAATAAAGGTATAGAAATATATGAGAAATTATTAAATAAATATTTAGAATTAAATCAGAAACATATGAAGAAATTACCCCAAATGAATTATAGAAGATTTTTAAATAAAGTTAATAAAAGAATTGTAGATTTTAAAAGAGATATGGAATTTAAATGTAAAGGAGACCAAAAATTTAATAAAAGAACAAATGAGCTATTCGAAAGATTTTTAGAAGAGAAATATGGTATTAATAGTGATGACCTTTTAGAATTTTTAAACGCAATAAAAGATGTTACAGACATAGATCAAGAAGTCAATGTTCGTATAATTGATAAATTTAATGGTAGTGTTGTTTCTTACACTGACTTCTTGAAGAAAGTGGAACTACTACATAAAAATAAAACATATCAATACGTGGAAGACGGTTCGCCTAAGATACATAATCATAGTTTTCAACATAATTAAGGTACTTCATATCAGGTTTGTGGTCATCCTCAAATACTTAAATATTGCAAACACCATTAGTCCTGAGCAAAATTATGAATTAACTCTAAGTGCCTATTAGTAGTCATTTATCTAAATGTATACCACCCACTTGGCGTATATGTAATTTAAGGGATGAAAATAGGATTACTAGAGAATGAAGTATGAGCTTTGAAGGAAATTTTGGTGAAAATATTTAAGTATAAACCACATAGTAATTTTTATATGGAAAACAAATCTCAAAACAATTCAAATGCTAAAAACAACAAAAATAATAACAGTTCAAACCACAACCCATTTTTAAGGAATAGGAATAGGAAAAGAAATATAATATACAGAAATAATGGTAATTACAATCACAGACGGAGAGGAAACAATAGAAATAAAAACCAAAATGTAATTAAATATAATAAGCCAAAGAATGTTATCCAAAGGAATTTTAACCAAAACAATAAAAATTCAATAATTAGAGGCAAAGATTTAGTCATATCTACCAACAATCAGCTGGTTAACCAAACCTCTGGTATATATTGCATAATACCAATCAATCCATTATATTGGCAAGGTACTAGAGTCAAAAATATGGCACTTCAATACCAATATTATACTCCGAAGAGTTTATCGATTGAATATGTGCCAACTGTTAGTAAGTTCCAACCAGGCACAGTGACTATAGGATGTATCTCGACCCAAATAATTAATCAAGAAACAATACAGCAAACATTAATCTCATCCACATCTGGTGAGTCTTTCTCATGTAGTGAGTTCTTTAAGAAGAATATTGCCATTAACTCACTATTACAACAAAAGAAGTTATTACTAAGTTCAAATGTGGACAAAGAATCTGTGCCTTTTTACATAGTAGTCTACTTATCAGGCGTAATTGCAGATAATCAAATCATATCACCAGGGTCAATATATTTAAATTATAGTTTTGAATTCTTCAATCCAATAACAGAGACCTTAGTTTACAAAACAGAGAATTCAATTAAAATACGAGATGTAGACTTTGACCAGCAAAATATATCTTTGATATTGCTTGAACAAAATGGCAACTTTGGGGTTGGAACAAAAATTGATGTGGAGATGAGAAATAGTGTTCCAGTCTACAAATATAATAATTCAGAAATTTCAGATCTAGATTTGGAAAGATATGTAACTGCTCTTTACTCCTCATCTCCAGATGCTTTAAGAACTATTAATAACTTTGATCTAGAAGATTACAATTTTGCAAATTCCCCTTTGAGTATTACCTTATCTTCTGGAGAGACCCTGGTAATTATAGATAACATTCAGGAGAAATTCGAAAGCTTCACAAAAATTGGATCATCAACTATACCCATAGAAGAAAATGTATATTATAAAGTAGTTCCGACGGCGAGTACTCCAAGTATATTACAAAATGTTCCCTTCATCATGACTGTATATTCAAATAATAATGTCAACGTTGTCTTAAAAGGGAACTTTATTAATACAGTGTTTACCAATGCCCATAACTAAAAAGCTTATTACTATCTCTTTCCCATGTAAGTGGGACCATTTCCCCGGCAAACCTGCGTGGCCAATTGTTGTTGTTGTTGTTTAGAACTAGACCTTCTGGTTAGTTCAAATAGATAGTTATACTTGCAAATAACTAATCTTTCTTCAATGAAGAAATGATGCTTTAAAATTTTTACTTACATTATCTATGCACTGCGTGTTATTAAGAGGACCTGAATAACACGTCTACTAGAACTAGAGGACTCGGTTCAAGATGGATCTCTGTCCACACCGGC